CGAACAACGGATCGAACTCGGGCAGAAGCTTCGAGCCTCGCAGGATGGTAACGTCTATATCATGGCGGCCGGTTTCTATGATGACGTGCCCGACGATCTGTGGCCGACCGACTGGCCGGTGTGGGGTCCGTTCGGATACAAGATCAGCAAAATCGAGTTCGACAATCAAGTGCCGAATTTCCTCGGCTAGTCGTAATCATCGAACTGGCCGACCTGCGTCACTTCTGAGAGCGTCTCGACGGTGGTGATCGTCTCCACCGTCTTGCGCTCCACCCAGTGCAAGATTTCGAGCGACCGGTTCCGATAGTTCGCCCGGTCGATGACGTGCTTGCAGCGCTTCTTCAGCGCGGCCAGATTGCCGTGAAAGATGTGCGCATTCTCGCTCCCCGAGACGAACTGCCCGAAACCCCTGTCGCCGTCTTCCGGCGCCTTGGCATAGAGGTTGTGGGTGAAGTCGCGCACGATGAAGCAATCGCGCTCGACCACGGTCGTCTTCTTGATCTCGCTCACAGCCAGAACGTCTTGAAGAGAGCGGCATCGCGCTCCGACGCGAACGCCACTTCGCTCCAAATTTCAACGGCGTGCATCAAGCGCGGGGCAACCCCGCCGTTAGCTTCGAGCAACCTCCGCAGGGGATCACTGGGCTTGAGGACGATCTTCCGGTTCTGGTGCTCGACCCGCCACCGGTCGGTGGTGTTCTTGCGTGCCCATGCGTGCACGTCGGTGCGCATTTTCGGGGGCTCGGTCTTGCCGCTGAGTTCATCGGGCAGCCGGAATTTTGCGGCGGGTTTGAACCGTTCGGCGGCGGGTGAATCTTCCTTCATGCAAATTTGGTAAACCATATTTTGGAGGCGAGCAAGGCCCCGTGCTAAACAGGGTTAATGCGTATCCACTTGCTTTCCGATCTTCACCTTGAAAATGCCCTGATGCCCCGGTCATATACCCCGCCGGATTGCGATGTGGTCATCCTCGCCGGAGACATTTCTCCCGGCCTGCCGGGAGTCGTGTGGGCGAAGCATGTGTTCAAGGATGTCCCGGTCATCTACGTGCCGGGCAACCACGAATATTACCTGAAGCGCCCGATGGACGAACAACTCGCGAAGATGCGCGCGGAGGCGGCCGGATCGAACGTTCACATCCTCGACAACGAGACGATGGAAATCGACGGAGTGCGTTTCATCGGCACGACGCTGTGGGCTGATTTCGACCTTTACGGTCAGAATTTCTTTCACCAGATCGTCGCCCAGAAAGCGATGAGCGACTACTATTTCGCTTACACGGCGCCCGGCGTGCTGCTGACCAGCGATGACACTCTGAAGCTGCATCAGATCGCCCGTCAATTCCTGACCGAAGAGTTGTTCAAGCCCTTCGACGGGAAAACTGTGGTCATCACTCATCACGGCCCCTGCGAAAAATCCGTGCATCCGCGCTGGCACATGCACCCGGTGACGCCCGCGTTCGTCTCTCGGCTTGAGAACCTGATGTTCGACTTCAAGCCAGACCTGTGGGTGCACGGTCATGTGCATGACGGTTTCGATTATGTCGTTGACCAAACGCGCGTTGTCGCTAATCCTCGTGGTTATGTCCCGAAAGAGAACAACGGGACGTTCAACGATCAACTGGTGCTGACGGTATGAACGAAGGCTACGTTTTGGTGGCTGACGACGTGGGTCAATGGAACGTCTTCGAGGCGCGCAGATTTTGGCGCGAGTGCAACTCTGGCAACTATATCGGCCGCCGCCTCGTGTCGCTTGGTAAGGGTCTCGTCACGATCCCCGTCCACTCGTGGACGCACACTATCCACCCAAACTGCTTGAGTATGCGCTCGCCCGGCCACTACGAAGTCGAAGAGCGCCACGTCCTGAAGCGCATCGACACTGAGTCAGAAGCCCTCGCACTTGTCGAGCAGATCAGGTCGATGACGGGCGAACTCGACAAGGCTCGTCAAAACTTTTCACTGATGCTGAAGCTGGTCTGACAATCATTTTGACCAGCGCCGCCCGGCGACGTATGGTCGATTTTGGTTAACGAAAGCGAGAATCCGCCCCGTGTCTAACATGCTGTCAACGGTGGTCCACGACGACTTCGTGTGGTCGGCCATCACTGGCGCGCTCACGGGCAAGCGGCGCATGTCGAACACCAACTTCATCAACATCAACTGCCCCATGTGCCCGCTCCGTGGCGAGTCTCCCGACCGCAAGCAGCGGTGCGGCATCAAGAACTCGAACGAGGGCATCGGGATCAACTGCTTCAACTGCGGGTTCACCAGCCGTTTCAGGATCGGTGAGACGCTGAGCAGGAACATGAAGCTGTTTCTGGGGCAGATCGGCGTCCCGTCGCGCGAAGTTCAGCACATCAACCATAAGGCCCTGCAATATCGCAGGATGATCGCCAACAGCCCAGAAGCAATGGCCATCATCCCCACGATTCACCGGCCGCAATTCCAAGCCAGCAAGCTCCCGCCCGGCGCCAAGACGCTCGCTCAGTGGGTGGAAGACGGAGTGACCGACCCCGACTTCTTCGAGGTGGTTCAATATCTGTTCGGGCGCGGTGACGTGATCGCCAACGCCATGGAGTATTACTGGACGCCGGACACCGACAACAACATGAACCGGCGTATCCTGATCCCGTTCAAATGGGGTGGGTCGGTGGTCGGCTGGACTGGCCGTCTGGTGGATAAGTCGGAGTCGATCCCGAAATATTGGAGCAGCGTCCCGTCGCACTATCTCTTCAACCACGAGATGCTTGAGACGGACTGCAAATACATCATCCTCGAAGAAGGTCCGTTCGACGCCATCGCCACCGACGGTGTGGCGACGTTGGGCGCCAAGCTCACCGACGAGCAGGCTCACTGGTTGAACACCAGCGGCAAGACGATCATCGTGCTGGCCGACCGCGACAAGTCCGGTCAGCGGCAGATCGACCATGCCCTGAAATTCAACTGGATGGTCAGCTTCCCGAAGCTCAAGGACGGCCACGGTTTGCAGAACTGGTGGCACCCTGACGTGAAGGACGCCGCCGAGGCCACGCAGCGTTACGGCAAACTCTACGTGATGCGGTCGATCATCGAGAGCGCCACCTCGAACAAAGTCGAGATCGGCGTGAAGCGAAGGATGCTGTTCTGATGGCCAAGTTCGCAAACCCACACAGCGGCGAGAGCGTCTTTTTCAAATCATCGGGCGCCGTTCCCAAGGCCGTCCGAAAAGCATCTCGCGATGCCAAGCAACCCAAATCTCTCTTCCAGTTGGAGCGGGAACAATACGAACGTGACCACGGCATAGAGAAAGTTCCGGTGACTGCAATCGGTGGTCGAAAGAAAGCCGAGAGTGGCCCGGTCAAGACCTTTACCCAAGAAGAGCTTGATGAATTCGTCAAGAGCCGGGGGCTATGATGTATGCCGAGATCACAAAAGAGCAACTCGACGCCGCGATGCTGACGACGCCGTATCTCAGCAAACGCTTCAAGGCGAGGTATATCTTCAAGTCGCTGGATGAAGAAATTCTGGATGCGGCCCGCAAGGAAGACTGGCAGGCATACATCGAGGCTTGGCGCAAGTTCGTTATTCGCCCAGCGATTGTCACTTCTATTTTGTCGATGACGTTCGCGGCGGGCTATCTTGTGGCTCTGTTCAAATGAGTCAGAGTTTCACAGGAGCAAATAGGAAACCCTTCCCCCGGTTCAAGAAGGTGATCCCCGATCATTACAAGGATCGCGATAACGATTGGGAAGAGTATCGCAAGTATATCGAGTTTCGCCTGTTTCTGTTCTTTGAGGGCATCATCTTCCTTGTGACCATTGGTGGTCTCATCAAGCGTTACATCCTCAAATGATAGATATGAACTTAGGTTGGACTGAAGCCACTCACATGATGGACTGGGATCGTCAGGCAGACTGGCAGAAGTATCAAGACGGCAAAGCAAAGGTCATTGTGGCCTCCGCTCTGGTCTTGGTCATAGCGTTCATCTTGGGTTTCTGTTGGTATTTCACGCACTAATTTCAATTTTGATTCTGCCATTTTACTCGCGGTATAACTAGGAAGCCGAAAAATCCTAAGTGGAGCGGGAATTCGCCCGCCCGGTATTATTTGAAGAGATTTCAATGAGCGATTCTAACGAGGAATTCGGGTCCGAATTCCAACAACTGATGCTGGCTTTCATGATTAGCGACCCCGAGTCGTTTGCTCAGAGCCAAGACATCATCAAGGCCGAGTATTTCGATGACCGTCTGCGTCCGGCGGCGCGCTTCATCATGGAATATTCGGACCAATATCGGCAGCTTCCGACGCCCGCCCAAGTCCTCGCCATGACCAAGATTTCGGTCATGGACTATCCGCAGGCTGTCACCCAGAGCAAGTGGTATCTCGACCGCATCGAAGCGTTCTGCAAATACCGCGCGCTTGAGTCCGCCATCCTGAATGGCGTCGAATTGCTCGAAAAGGGTGAGGGCGGCAAGCTTCAAGAACTGGTCAAGCAGGCGATGGAAATCAGCCTCGTCAAAGACCTTGGCACGTCCTACTTCGCAGACCCCATCGCCCGCCTTGAGCGTCTGAAGGACAACTCGAATTTCGTCCCGACCGGATGGAAGGTTCTCGACGACAAGCTCTACGGCGGCTTCACCCGTGGCTCACTGAACATCTTCGCGGGCGGCTCCGGTTCGGGCAAGTCGCTGTTTCTTCAGAACCTCGCCAAGAAGTGGGCGCTGGCCGGTCTGAACGTGATCTACATCACGCTCGAACTGTCGGAAGACCTCGTGAACCTGCGCCTCGACGCCATGGTCACGAACACCGGCACCAAGGAAGTTCTGCGCAACGTCCGCGACACCGCCAACAAGATCGGCGTGATCGTCAAGACGCAGAAGCCGGGCGACCTGAAGGTCAAGAAGTTCCCCGAGGCGGGCACGACCTGCAACACGATCCGCGCCTACCTCAAGGAGTATGAAATCCAAGAGGGTCGCAAGCCCGACGTGCTGCTGATCGACTACCTCGACCTGATGCACCCGAACAATGCGAAGATCGACGTGTCGAGCATGTTCACGAAGGACAAGTATGTCTCGGAAGAGATGCGCTCGATTGGCTCGGACTGGAACATTCCGGTGGTCTCGGCCTCGCAGTTGAACCGTCAGTCGGTTGAAGCGCAAGAGTTCGACCACAGCCACATCGCTGGCGGTATCTCGAAGATCAACACGGCCGACAACGTGTTCGGCATCTTCACGTCCATGTCCATGAAGGACCGGGGCGTCTATCAAATTCAGTTCTTGAAGACTCGTTCGTCGTCCGCGACCGGCCACAAGATCGAGCTTTCCTACAACCCGGTGTCGATGCAGATCGAAGACCCGGATGAAGGCGAAGCCGCGATCCGTCCGAGCACGATGGACGACATCAAGAAGCAACTGAAGAACCAGCCCACCGCGACGCGGGGTGAAGTCAGAATGACGGAACCTGCCGAAGTCCCGGCGGGCAGGAAGATCAGCGAGATGGCCACTCCGCAGGCCGGTCCCCTTCGGGCCGATTTGTCCAGCCTGATCGCCAAAACACGCAAGAGTGAGAACTGATGATCCCCGAGAAGAAAACCAAGCCGCCTGAGAAGAAGAAGACCTGCGACATTTGTCGCAAGGTCTTCGGCTCGGCCGAGCGGTTGGAGCACCACGAAGCCGTGGTGCACAGCATCATTGGCTTCAGCAGAATTGGAACATTCTGATGTCGCTAAGCATGGAAATGTTCAACAAGCTGGTCCAAGAGGTGGCTGTCTGCCAATTGGCTGTGGATGAATTCGAGCACGTCGTCGGCGAAGACAACGCCATGGCGTTGGCGATTGCGCGCACGCAATTGAACACCGTGAAGCTCGCGCTCATGCGTCATGTGATAAGCGAGAGCAAGACTTTGATGTTCGAAATTCTCGAAGATCAGGTTGATCGTGTTGATAAATCTGCTTCGCTCCCGACTTCGCCTTCAAAAGCAGGGGTTTGGAAGTCTCAGTTCTGAAAAAGACCGTTCTTCGTATTTGCTCGTCGGCTAAATATGTCAATGGACGAGCAGGAAGATCAGCTTTCTCAGATGAGAGGCTTCATCGAGATCACGGAGTCGATGCTTTGCGCATATGCGCGGGTGACGAGGCCGGATGCCATGATGATTACTGAAAGCGTCGTTCAAGAAAGCGTGGAGACCATCGAACATCCAGTCCTGTCGGAAGCTCGTGATCTCGTTTTCAAACTGCGATCCTTCATGGAGGACTCGTCAGGGGAATATGCGTTGGGTGTCGAAAACGGGATGCAGCGCGCCGCAGACATGATCGAGAATCTCATCAGGCGGCATGAGAAAGGTGACCAGTCTTGAGCGACAAGAAATTTCGCAGCCTCATTGATGAATTGTCGGACTATGCGCCGTCGCACAACCGTGACCTTTTCATCGAAGGCCGCGCTGACCAAGTCATGGCCAGCGTCAAACATCTGATGCATTTGATCCGTGAAAATTACGACATGGAGACAGCAGACGATCTGCTGAAACGCCTCGTCAATTCGATCAAGACAGAGGACGAAAACAAGTTCCGTCGCCGCATCCGTCAGATTCGGGAGTCGCGCGGCAAATGAGCAAAATCATCACCGAAGAAGAATTCGCCGAAGGTCTCGGTGACATGGTCAAGGGCGCGGTTTCGAACGCAGCCGACCGTGTGAAGTGGGGTTTCAAAAACCACGCCGCCCGTGGGCGCCTAGACCTACGCGCCGCCACCAAGCACCTGTTCAACGACTGGAAGGCGTATCTCGGCCGCAAGCAGCAGGCTGGCAATCCGGCGGGCAACAACCTCGCCACGCTCTCTGCATTCCTGAAGTTCCAATACGGTATCGAGATCGACCCGGCTGAACTGACCCGCATCGCTGGCAACACCCCGGCCCCGGCGGCTGAGAAGCCCGATCTGAAGGCCACCACAAAAGAAGAATATGACGCTCTTCGCCGGTCGGTGACTGGTCAAAACGTGTTCGAAGACACCCCGGAAGAAGCCACGTTCGACCCCAAGATTCTATTCCCGAAGCTGGCCGACATGCTGATCGACCACGGTCTGATGGCCGTGACTCGCAACGGTGAAGTCACCGGCGGCAGCCGTCAGCAATCGCAAGCCCCCGCCGACAAGTCGGAACCGGAAAATCCGCTCGACGTGAATGGCGACGGCAAGATCGACCCGCAGGTTACCGAAGACGGTCACTCCATCGACGCGAAGAAGCTGACCCAGTGGTTGGAAAACGACAAGATCACTAAGGAGCAGATGGACGCCGTGCGTCGCATCTTGAGCGAAGCTGGTGAGACTGCGCTTGAGCGTCGTATCGCGCGCCCGAACAGCGAGGCTGGCCGAGTCGTCGCATCCATCGTCAACGCCACTATCAATTCGATCAGCAAGACCAACGACCCCAACAAAAAAGTGGCGCCGTCGATCACTGCCAGCGGCAACACCGTTTCCATTCTGGCCTTCAAGGATGCGCTGGCCAAAGATCGCATCACCGGCGAACATCTCGACGCACTTCGCGCTGCGCTAGAATCTGGCGGCGAAGGTGGACTGGTCAAAGCGATGCAGTCCGGCGGCCAGTTGCGGAAGACCGTCGTCGGCGTCACCAATGCCATGCTGAACGCCACGTCGCACGTCGCGAAAAAGAAGAAGGCTGCACCGGCCGCCGCTGCGGCTCAGCCCTCCGCTCCCGAGGGTGCTGCTGCACCCGAGGCGTAAGCCATGAGCTTCGAGTTCATCTCCACGTTGTCGGAGAGCCGGTTGGTTCCTGCCGAAACGATGATGCGCCGTTGGCGCGCGGACGAACTCGCCGAAGTGGTCGTGCTCTACGTGTGCGCCCTCTACGTCCTTCATTGCCACACCGACACGGAACACTTCGCGACCGGCTACGCTAAGAAGACTGTCCAGTTCGGCACCAATTTCGAGCAGTGGAAATCCGGCGGCTCCGATCTCTACGTCATGCTCTATGGCCTGAAGGCGTCTGGTGTGACCCTTCGCGATCAGGTGTTCAGCGACGAGTTCAAACATCGCCTGCCGTTCGGTGAACCGCTGTTGGTCAAATGGCTGCGCGATCTTTCGAACGGTCGGGTGCAGGATGTGACGCACCGCGCCTTGTTCAACCGCCTCGACTTCAACTTCAAGATCACATCCTCGTCGATCCGCGCCGTGCGCCGTCTCGTTATGGACTGGCCGGAACTGGACAAGGAAGAGCGCAAGCTGGCGATGACCCGCCTGCTGCAACTCATCAAGAATCGGGCGCCGAAGAGTGAACTGCTGAGCCAGCTACGTCAGCTTGCCGACCGCCACAATCTCGAAATCGAAGATGTCTGCGACGCTGACACCGGAGACAACTGCAACGCCCTGTCCGCGCGCGATGTGGCCATCGCAAACATGAACAAGAAAAAGGGAGGGCCGTCCAAGACGGGAACCTTCCTCGCCGCACTCGCTGGTGTCGCCACCGGCGTCGCGGTCTCAAAAGCATTGGACAAAAAATAATGCTCTGGAAAGAAATCAGTGAGAAGCGTCCGGTCGAAGAAAGCGCCTCCTGCGGTGCGACTGGTGCTGGAAGTATTGCAACGGCTCCCACAGCATTGGGCGGTATTGGCGTGGGCTTTGATCCCAATGGTGACCAAGGCATCTACCAAAAATCCAAGAAGAAGAAGCCGCTTATACTGCGTAGATAATCACCGCAATACACGGAAACAAATGGAAGTTGGCGCCGTGATCGCGCTAGGTTGATAAATACTTCTATCAACCTCCTTTTGGAAGGATCACAAATGTCTTACAACACCAACAAAGTGAATGGTCACGTCGCCGCTGGCGAACACCTGACCTCCGCTATCGACTACTTCACCGTCACGACCCCGATCAACCTCGGTGACGCTGCAAACACGACTGTCTCCGGTCTGTCCGCTCTGGACAAGCTGGTCGAAATCGTTGCTCAGCGTGGCCAGCCGGTCATTCAGGGTTCGGTCACCGGCAGCGGTCCCTACAGCCTGAAGTTCGCAACCGAACACAAGGGCTCGTGGAACGTCACCGGCACCCAACTGGTGGACAACTCGGCAGCCGACCTGAAGGCCGCAATCCTCGCCGCTGGCGTTGACTACGGCTTCGACGCGAACACCACCGTCACGGTTTCGGCTTCGCTCTAAGACCTAGTCTTAGCGGACCCACGAATTGGACCCCCGGAGAGCAATCTCCGGGGGTTTTTCTTTGAAGAAATAGACTTCCAGTCGAGGGTCGCCGTAAGCTGAATCATTCATTTGAGTGATTCGTATGTTCATGCTTTTGCTCCTTTCATCGTTTCTGCACATGATGGTCACGCCGGTTTCTCTGCCGGGTATGGCCGTTGCCGATAGCGTTCGTGAGATCGAATGCCCGCTCACCGATGAGGTGGCGTCGCAAGGCTCTGCGACCGTGATTAGCAAGAACATGGTCCTCACCGACTATCACGTCATCTACAAGAGCACGGGAGCGTGCCTGTTCGACGGCTCTCCGACTGTCCGGGTTCTCTATGCCAACGCCGATGAGGACATCGCCGTTCTCGCCGTCGATACGGGTGCCCTCAAACCGATTCCGATTTCGTGCACCGGAATGGTCCCCGGCAACGACTATCTCGCGCTCGGCTATCCGGGCTATTTGAACCACGGCTACGACGCGCGACTCGTGGTGACCGGCAAATTTCCCAACCTGAAATTCAGCACGGAACTCGTGGAGAAACCCCCGGTGCTCGGCGCTCAATTGGTGGTCGCCACGGCGGTTCACATTGATACTCCGGCGACCGAAGATTACCCGTTCGTGTCCCACGATCTCACGGTGATGCTGCGAAACGTCTATGAGGGAATGTCGGGTGGGCCGATTCTGAATGACCAAGATCAGATTACCGGCCTCGTCACTTCGCTGTATGGAAAAGAAAACTCGGCCAACCGCGATTTGAAAGGCACCGGACTCTGCCGCTGAGACTCTCTGTTCCCGCATAAATACTCAAATAGATGCGTAGGGATACAGGCTTAGCCACATGACGGTGAACCAAATCTTCGAAAATGCGGGTGCACGTAAGACGGTGTGGACCAAGCGCGGCGACCAAGTGTCGAAGCGTGAGGTTTCTACTGTCTCGTCCGTGAAGCCGCGCGTGAAGATTGAAGCCATCAAGGAAGGTCACAAGCAATGAGCCTCTACGAAGACGCCATGACCGCGATGGATTTCGATTTCACCAGCACGCTCACGAAGCTGCTGGGCATCAGCGAAGACGAAGTCGCTGATGTGATTGAGAAACTCGACGTGGACGATCTCACCGATCTGGTGGATGCGTGTGTGAAGGGTAATGCCGAAGCCGCGCGCGAGATCATCGGTTCTGAAACCGAAGAACTCGAACCCCAAGAGAAGAAGGGCGAGGACGACAAGTCCGACGAGCCCGAGATTGGCGATCTCATTGCCCCGAAGGACAAACTTCGGGCGCAACGTAAGAAAAAGAAGGCTCGCATCCTTCGCAAATCAGAAACAGAACTTGGCGAGGACACTGCCCCGGACGTTGTCTTCAACATTGGCGACCCTGTGGCCGTCGATGGTGAAGAAGCGACCGTCAAGGTGCCTTCTGGCCCCGGTGACACCGTCGGTGTCCTCATCAATGGAGAACTTAAAATGGTCGATAAGAAAAGCGTTCACCCGCTGAACGAAGGTGTCCTCGGTATGACGGCAATGCCCGGTCTGAAGCCGTCGGGCGACCTGCAACGCATCCGCGAACTGGCTGGCCTGCCCGCCGACAGCATGGATGATCCTATGGCTCAGCCGCCGATGACGCCGCCCACGGAAGTGGACGCGCCTGAAGTCGGTCTGCCCGGCGTTGACGCTGGCGTTGACGCTGGCGACGAAGCTGGTCTGCCGCCGGAAGGCATGGACGACATTCATCACAGCACCGACATGGCTGATGTTCCTTCTGAGGAACCGGCTATGGAAATGCCGCCGGTTGGCGACATGGGCGGTGACGAAATGGGCGGCGACATGGGCGCACCGGCTCCCGAGATGGGCGGCATTCCGTCGCCGGGTTCGGCTCTTGAAGACGCGGCGGCTCTCGACCAAGCCATCACGGACATCGAGAACCTGATCCCGAACGTCAAGATCAGCGAATACAAGACGCTGGTCGCTCGCCTCGAAGCTCTGGTCTCCATGGCGAAGTCGGCCGGTAAGGCTGCCCTGACCGAAGCTGGCGACCCTGCTCTGAAGGCAAAGATCGCTGCATTCGCTGCGGGCCGCAAGCCCAAGACCGAAGACAAGATCGCATCGAAGCCGGAATTCTCGAAGCCTGCACCGGCCGCCAAGGTCGATGGCCCGAAGCCCGCTGCTGCTCCGAAGGTTGCTGAGCCGACCGTTGGCGACAACGTCCGCAAGACCTTGATGGATTATGTCAAGGAAGCTGACGAAAGCGGCCACGAGACCATTGGTCAGAACCGCAACGACGCCATCAAGAACCTGCAAACTCGCATGGGTCCGGGCACCACGCCGCAAGCTGCGGCGCAGGCTATGGACGCGATGATGAAGGACGGCGGCGTCAAGCAGATGGGTTCCGCGTTCACGATGGCTCCCATGGACGACAACACGTTCAAGACCAACATGGCGGCCATGAAGAAGCCCACACAGAGCCCGACGCAAAGCACGTCGGCGCCCGGTTCGAACACCACGAACCCCAGCGCCAACGTGCAGGGAGCCTCCAACCCGGCATATCAGGGCGGTAACTAACCGCCACTCCTATGACCAAAATCTTGCTCGGTGAAACTCGTCGCGAAGCTATCAGCCGGGTCCAAGAACTCCTTGGCCCGGCGACTTCGCGTCCGCTCGCCGAGCAGACTTTTTGGGCCTTGGCCAAGCGTGGCAAGATCACGATGGACCAGAACGATGGCACCTATCTGATCGAGGCCGATATCCCCGACGAACAGATCAAGGATGTGGCGACGCAGGTCAATACGACCATGGAGCGCAGCAAGGGCATCCACTATCAGGTCAACCGAAACCATTTCCACCGGGCTCGCGTTGCGTGGCAATGGAAATCCAAAATTGCTTCGGTGATGTCGCCAAGCCTGCCGAGTTTGGATTCGCCTACCATGAACCCGCCGGACCCGAACGCCCCGGCGCCGGACGATCCGACAAGCACGGATTAATATTGCGCTCCGAGACCGCTAAATAGATAATCGGTCATTCAAAGCAGCAACATGCGTTTTTTCGAAATTTCAAGTGGACTCCGTATTCCGGTGTCGGAAGAAGAGCAGGAAATTCTTGATCTGATCCCTCGTGGGGATCGGATTGCGAAAGCGAAGCTCGACGAACGGCAGAAGGAAGTGGCCCGAAACATGGTCACTCGGGGTCTTCTTGTGCGTGAGCGCGAGGACGATACCACGTTCCTTCGCACGAATGACGCAGCCGACATTTGGAGATGTTAAGTCTATGAGCGCCCCCAATCCTCAAGAAGTTGGCGAGATGGCTCGCCTGATCCGCATGATGAACGAAGGCGTGACCTTCGAAGATGACGCTGTTGCCGCGCCGCAGCCGTCTACCGTGTCGATCATCGAAGGGGTTTTGGACAACTCGTCGTCCAGCATGGACCCATCCGTGGCGGCGATGAAGAGTATCTTGGAAGCCTTCAACGGCACGTCGAGCCCGGCTGATGCGCTGGCGGATCGTTCTTCCATGGATCGCGAACTGCGCGAGGCTCTCATCACCGAAGCCACCGACCATGGCACCCGTATTGGAAGCTGGGAGATCGTCGTCAACGAGAACCAACAGGGCCTCAAGAACTTCGACGTGACCAACGTCCACACCGGCGAACCCATCGCCACCGAACTCAGCCTCTACGACGCGGCGCACGGCATCGTCCGCGCTCTCAACGAAGGTCTGATGATTAACAGCAGCCGGGTTCGTGACATTCTGGCGGCCGAAGCCGAATACGACCGCGCTCGCACATCGGCGGCCGAATTCCGTGAGCGTGGCCGTATGCTTGAGAGCCGTGGCGAGAACAGCCGCGCTGCCATCATGGAAGACCGCTTCGATGTGGCACTCGCTCAAGCGAAGGATGCGCGCACCCGCTTGGTCAAGCTGGCGAAGCTCTGATCTAAATACATGATGCGCGATCTGATCCAAATCATCGAAGGGCTCAACGAAGCCGACCTTGAACGCCGTGGCCGCTACGATGAAATGGTGACACGCCTGAAGCAAGCGGCCGATCACGGTCAATTCGGCAACTACATGGTTCCGAAAGTTGCGGGTGACGGCACCGTCAGTCAGCTTTCGAAGGCCCTCGAAGACGCCGGGATGCACGTTTGGGTCGTCCGCACTTTCCATTTGCGCGAAGATTTGGACGTGACCAAATTCCACGGCCCCGTGGTCGTTCTGCTGGATGTTGACGGCGCCCTGTCCTACGAAGCCGCCCGCGCCATCAAGATCGCAATCAGCGATATCGGGGCGAACAAGCTCCCGGTCACAATGCTGATGGTTGGTCAACCCAGCGATATTACCGATCCGGGCATCAACTCCCGTTTTCAGACCATCGGCTAAGCGCCGAACTGCTCTTTCAGAGCCTCGTCAATCAGCTTGTCTGCCAGCTTTTCGAGCTTGTAGCAGTGACCCCTGTAGCGAACTTCCTTGAGGATATCGCGGATGCTGCCGACTGGCATGTTGTGGAAGCGTGAGACGTTGTTCAGCATCCACCCCTTCAGGTTCCAGTTGCCCGCGCCATTGTTGTAGATGTCATAGTAGGCTTGACCGAACTGCCGGAACAGTTCGAGGGCGAGCTTGTCGGGGTTGAACGGCACCTCTCCCGAATCGGGCATCAGTGCTTGGAGGCGATCCACCTCTTCCTTGCGGCGGCCACCCCAGAGGGCGTGTTCATATCTGGACATTGATATCCACCATCGCGAACGCTTCCTTGATCGCCGCTCGCGCCGCAGGCGCGTTCGGGAAGAGCTTCACGTCAGTTTCCTTCATGCCGAAGCGCGCGGCGCCTTGGCCGGGAACGGTTTCGAACTTGAAGCCGACGATGTTCACGAACCAGCCTTGGTTCGCACCGGCGCGGCGCATGGCTCCGATCAGACGGCCACCCTTCATGATCGAGTAGGCGCGATGCGGCCGACCGGAGACGATCACGTCTCCGTCGTAGCGATCCCCCTTCAGGAGATCGACCGAGCGCTCGTTCCAGCGGCCGAGCATCAGCGACCGATCAACCGGGCGGCGGCCATGTCGGCGGCCAGTTCATCATGGTCCGAGTAGTGGAAATCGCGGGCGACATTGCGCACCACAAGACCCTTGGCCTTGGCGCGCGCTTGGAGGAATTGCGACTCTTCAAGCGTCAGGCCGACGATGCTGGTCAGGGTGATGTCGATGGCGATCTGCTCGGCGCTCACACCGGCGGCGATCCGCTGGTCGATCAGGGCCAGACGACCCATGACCATGCTGGTCGCGTCGCTGGTATCGAGGTTGCCGATGGACGCGAGTTCGTCACGAACGGCGATCTGTTCCGGGGTCGGGGTGTGGCGGCGGGCGAAGGGCACATAATCGGCGGCCACGTCGTAGGAGTGGGCGATTTCAGCAGCGGTTTGGGCGGTGATCTGGATCATGTGCATGTGCCTCCGGTTTCCGGTGTTGATTGAAAGGTATCATCCTTCCGAATCTCGTCAACAATATTGCGACTAGAAACAGCATAGTTCAGAATACGTTTGCTGCACGAAAAAGGCACTGTAGTAGGCCGGATGTCGAGTGTGCCCGAAATACCCTCATCCGCAAGGACGTTGAAGCTCTAGACCCGGTATGCAGCACCCAGTTCCGCCGGAATAAATAGCTAATAAGCGTTTGTGCCGGAGTGCCTTAAGTGAAAATGACTGAGACCCGCGTCCAAGCTGTTCGAAAGCTGACGCCATTGAACGAGCGACTGTCTCGTCAATATGGTGTGAGTATCGACCTGACTTCGGATGAGGATCACCTCCGTCATGTGCTTGAGCACTACAACTCGAAGCGGGAGATCATGATCTTCCAACAAGGTGAAGCGGCCACGAACGACCCTGATTACGCGAAGGCGGTTCTCATCAGCGAAACAGTCAAACTGCTTCTCCGTGAAATCGCTCCCAAGCGCACACGCAGAAAGAAGAAGTAAGATGACTACCGCTTACATTACCTACACCGGGAAGGGCGACCCCGTCGGAGAGAAGTTTAGAAAGCCGATTCGGCCGTTCTACGATCTCGACGCGGCCGTTAAATCCGCCGGGGAACTCTCCGATGTCTACGAAGTGGATATCGAGAACCCCGACGCCAACGGCAGGGGAATGTGCACGGTCATCAGAAAAGTCGAGAAGGAACCCATGAAGGAAGACGCCAACGCGGAACACTATCACGGCCTGTCTGGCTGGGTTTCCGACTACAAGAAGGCCCGCAAATTCGGCAACGTCAAGCTGGCCAAAGAAATCAAATCCAACATCGAAGGTGCGATCAAGAAGCACAATCTCGATGCAACCAAAGTCTGGGGCGAAGACCCCGATCAACCGAAGGAACCCATGAAAGAACACAAAGCAGCAGTGAGTGGCCTCGCCTTTCTAGTCGAGAGTGAACTCGAAAAGGCCCAAGTCGTCATTGCGGCTAAGGGTATTCTGGACAAGCTTCAGAAGATGGCCGAAGACCTCGCCAAGACCGAAGCCGATGACATCATGCCCATGCTCGACAGTATGCGCCTGACCTTCGGCCCGGAACTGACCGACAGCTTCAATGATGTCGCCACCGCGAAGCTTCGCCAGACCATGGAAGCCGTCAAGGGCGCCAAGGAAGCGATCACCCGCGAAGTCGGCCGCCTCGAAGCCAACGTCAACGGCGAGCAGACCAACGACATGGGCATGGGCGAAGAGCCCGCCGCCGATGACGGTATGGGCGATCTGGGTGCGGATGACGGTATGGGCGGCCTCGACGGTGACGCCGACATGGGCGCACCGGAAGGTGATCTGGGCGACGAAGCCCCGATGCCCGGCGAGGACGAAGAAGTCCCGAACCCGGCCGACGACCTCGACGCAGCGTTTGACGATGCCGCACAGGACACCACGGCTGCTGGTCGCGCCAAGAAGGAAAGCATCGAGCGCAACGTGAAAGCCCTGAGCGAGTCGAAGAACCCCGACCGCCTCGTGTTCGAGACGTTCCGCCGCACGCTGAAGGAGTCGAGGGACGCCGTCCGCGCTGCTAAAGCAGTTGCCAACGCATTCGCCATCGACTTCGCCGACGTGGTCGCCATCGTGAAGGAAGGCAAGACCTTCAAGGACGAGAAGGGCAAGACCGACAAGAACAAGGATCGTGCTCAGGACCGCAAGGACAAGAAGCGCGACCGTCCGTCCGACATCGACGAGGGGAAGACCTTCAAGGATGAGAAGGGCAAGACCGACAAGAACAAGGACCGCTCGGAAGATCGCGCCGCCAAGGCCCGTGACAACAAGAAGCCTTGGGAGAAGGATGACCTCGAAGAGGGCAAGACTTTCAAGGACGAGAAGGGCAAGAAGAACGAAAACCCCTTCAAGGATCGCGACGAAGCTCGCAAGGCCAAGAAGAAGGGTCAGGACGAGGAACTTGAAGAAGCCGCATTCGGTGGCAAGCAAGCTCCCGCTTTCGGCAAGCGCAAGCCCGATCCGCTGGCCAAGGTTCCCAACGACCACGCGGACATGAAAGCCAAGTCCACGAAGAAGGTCGCGGAGGCGACCAAGAAGCCCCCTTTTTCTCGCTGACCGAAACGGTATCTGAGACAGCCAAGGCTCAACTTAAGAGCCTTGGCTACTCGGTCCACCCGATGGTCAACCCCCACGACTATAACCGTGAAGACCTGAAAACCTGCCCGTGGTTCTGGAAAAAGGACCAACGTGGTTCGGACACGATGGTTGACGAAATCCAGAACGGTCACTCTCCGACGGAGAATGACGCATGGGCTGATCTGATCCGCTACAAGCGCGGTAAGACCGGGGCTGACAACGTTGAAGAGGGCACCTTGGACCAGTTTGAACGACGCGAGAAGGCTCTCGCGCGCGCCGCCGCCGAACGTCGCGCCAAAGGCTTCACGGCCATGGCAGACGCCAAAGCCAAGAAGGAGCCGGTGAAGGAATTCGAAATGAAGCCTACGCCGGATTCGAAGAAGGGCATGTTCGACGGCAAGACCAAGGCTGAGCTTCACAAGATGGCGACCGCCGTCAAGGCTCAGATGAAAGCCCACGAAGACAAGGGAGAGGCGGTGCCGAAGGCGCTCCGCTCCAAGCACTCCGAAATCGACTTCGCGCTTCGTGCGAAGAACGATTGGGGCAAGGCGAATGAAAGCGTTATCGAAGAGGGTATGTCCCTTGAAGATGCACAGAAGATCGTCGGGCGCACGAATTCCACGGAACCGTATCTGTCCAACATGATCCGCGCTCTGTCGTCGATGCCCGCTCTGAACTCCGCTGAAGAGAACGAACGTCTGGCCGCTGCCAAGATCGTCAAGGCCGCGAAACGCAAAGGCAAGTAATGAGACTGTTTGAACTTTTCGACGACAGCCCGCCTGATGTCACCGACGACATTAAGCAGAGCCTTATGGACATCCTGACGCCTATGGTGGCGTCACGGGTGCCATTTGTCACGATTCAGCAAATCATCGAAAAGCTCACTCAGCTTCGCACCGGGGTCATGATCGACCGCAACCTCATCATGACCCTGTTGGACCCCGATCAGATCAAGATCATCAGCAAGATCGAGGGCGACCGCGTCTACCTCAGCAATCCGAACGCGCCTGATCGCTCACTCGGCAAGGATGATGCAGAGAAAGAAAAAGAGCACGTTGACGATATGGCCCAGAAGCAGGCCCAGAAGTCCATGGGCGCCGGGAACGACAGCGCGCCGCTTTAATCTCGTCAACGAATCAATTTGGTCCACAGCCGTTAACCAAGCTATGCTGACTCATATTTTAAGCATTGCATTGGACAATTTGTGGTCATCAACAAGATTCACGAGTATCCCGCTCTGGCACGCACAACAGCCGTAGACGGAACTCGCTTCTACCTCGACCCGAACAACGGTCAGCCCCTTCCCAGCGTCACCACGATTCTCTCCTACACACAGGACAAGTCTTTCCTTGTCGAGTGGCAGGCGCGAGTGGGCCAGAAGAAGGCCGACGCTATTCGTGATGAAGCGGCCTCGCTCGGCACGCTTCTGCACACCCACATGGAATGCCACATCCAAGGTCTGCCCCGTCCGGGCGGCAACAACCTCATGCGCCAACTGTCCCGGCGCATGGCCGACGTGGTGATCGAGAACGCCTTCCCGAAGGTGAACGAAGTCTGGGGCGTGGAAATCCCACTGTGGTTCCCCGGCCTTTACGCGGGCACCACCGATCTCGTGGGCATCTATGACGGCAAGCCCGCCATCATGGACTACAAGACCACGAAGAAGATGAAGAGCCGCGACAAGATCGAGGACTATTTCGACCAGACGGTGGCCTATTCTCTCGCCCACAATGAAATCTTCGGCACGAACATCCGTCGGGGTGTGATCTTCATGGTCGCCCGCGATCTGGAATACCAGACCTACGTTTTGGAGGGCGCCGAATACGACAAGCACGAGGCTTCTTTCCTCAACCGCGTGCACTCCTACTACGCTTCCGATCCGATCATCATGGAAGTGACGGAGGGTGCGACCGTCGAGAACGTGACCCCCTTGGCATAAATACAGGACAAGTTTGGGTGACGGATTCGAGATGATTATCATTGTAGGCAAAGTTCAGGTTCGTCGTGACCCCGAAGCGCTGCTTCCGGGCGCCCCCGTGTCGATGGACCCGCTTTCCTTCGGCCCCGGCCTCGACGTGGGTGAACTTGGCTTCAGCACCGACACCGGTCGCGTGTTCATCGGCCACGATCCCTCCAACGGCAACCCGAATTTTGCCCGGCCCGTCTTCCCGTATCAGAACGTCGAAGTTCTGACGGAGAACAGCCCGCGTCTCCACGAACTGTTCGGTCTGTTCCTCCGCGACCAAGATCGCAACGATTTCTTCGTCCCCACTGCGGTGGCGGTCAACGGCAACAATTTCGCGCCGCTGCTCTATACCGAATACGATGGCGCCTTGGCCGTTCCCGCGCGCCTGCGCGGCGCGTCCGTGAGCGCGACCATCGACTATCATGCTTTCCAAGCCGACAGCCCGATCAAGCAAGGCACGCTCCGCATTATCGCGGATGCCGCGTCCACCCAAATCGTGGACACCGACAACATCATCAAGGGTTCGTCTGCAATCGACTTCCAAGTTGGCGCTCGCCAGAGCGACAGCGAAGGCTACTATTTCGAACTCCAAGCCCGGAACAATACCGCCAGCCCGATCACCCTGCTCATTCGCCGGTGTGTCGTGGTCGGCATGTCTGCGTAACTGTTTCTCTCATTTTGAGATAGACCATGAACCCGTTTCTCATGTCGCGCCGACAATTGCTGGCCGACTGGAAAAAATTCCGCAATGACCTAACGGCTCTCACTGAGCCGGAGCAACTCGCATCCGTCGCGAATTACTGGGCCAAGGCCCCGGTGAAAACGATGGCATACGATCCCGAGGCGTTGGACACCTATCCGACGCCGTGGGAAATGATGGACGAGAACGACTGGTGCCGGAACTCTGTGGCCGTCGGAATGGATTTCACCCTGCGTCTCGCTGGGTGGTCCCCTGATCGTCTCCGCATCAAGATGATGCGCGACTACGACATTTCTGACCAAAAACTGGTCGTCGAAATTGACGGCCAAACTCTGCTTAACTATGATTATGGTTGTGCCGTAGCCATCCCGAAAACACGCTTTGACATTCTTCAAACGTGGCGGTTCAGCGGCAAGCATTACGAGAAAGTGGGCGGCTAAATACCTCCCCAAAATCATTTCAGGACGAAGAAAATTATGCAGGTTCGTAAGCGGAACGGCAGCTATGAGGCTGTTGACCTAAACAAAATCGTTGGTTCTATCTCTCGTGTTTGCGCCGATCTCGGCGAAATCGACATCTTCAAAGTTGCCACCAAGACGGTTGGTGGTCTGGTGGACGGAGTTTCCACCCGAGAGCTTGATTTGCTCTCCATCCGCAACGCGGTGGGTCTCATCATCGAAGACCCGGTCTACTCGAAGGTCGCCGCCCGGCTGCTCTCGAATTTCATCATCAAGGAAATCGACGGGCAGGACATTCAGTCCTTCTCGCAGTCGATTCAGATCGGCTACGACCAAGGGCTCATCAACCAGCAGACCTACGATCTGGTGATGGTCAACAAGCGCAAGCTGAACGCGGCCATCAAGCACGAGCGCGACTGGGGCTTCGAGTTCCACGGCATCCAGACGGTCTACGACCGCTATCTCCTGAAGCACCCCACCCTCGTCTTGGTGGGCGACGACGGCAAGAAGTCGCGTGCGGTCATCGAGACCCCGCAATACTTCCTCATGCGCGTGGCCTGCGGCCTGTCCAACGATGCCTCTGAAGCTGTCGAACTCTACAATCTGTTGTCCAGCCTCGAATACATGGCATCGACGCCGACCCTGTTCAACTCGGGCACGGCTCACAGCCAAATGTCGTCGTGCTATCTGCTCGACAGCCCGCTCGACAGCCTCGAAGACATCTACAAGCGCTACGGCGACATTGCGGCCCTGTCGAAGTTCGCGGGCGGCATCGGCGCGTCGGCCAGCCGCATTCGCTCCAAGGGCAGCCACATCAAGGGCACCAACGGCAAGTCGAACGGCCTCGTGCCGTGGCTGCACACGCTGTCGGGCTCGGTCGCCGCCGTTAACCAAGGCGGAAAGCGCAAGGGCGCGGCGTGCGTCTATCTGGAAACCCACCACCCGGACATCATGCAGTTCCTTGAACTGCGCGACAACACGGGTGAGAAGGAACAGCGCGCCTACAACCTGAACCTCGCCAACTGGGTGCCTGACCTGTTCATGAAGCGGGTGCAGGAAGACGGTCTGTGGTCTCTGATCGACCCGTCGGTGGCGCCGGACCTGACCGATCTCTACGGCGACGAGTATGAAGCTCGCGTCCTTGAGATCGAAGCCGCTGGCGACTTCGTCGAGCAAATTCCGGCCCGCAAGCTCTATGGCCGAATGATGCGAACGCTGGCTGAGACCGGCAACGGCTGGTTGTGCTTCAAGGACACGTCGAACCGTCGCGGCAACCAAGTCGGCGAAGGTGGCATCATCCACCTGTCCAATCTGTGCACGGAAATTCTGGAAGTCACGTCGTCCGGCAAGAAGATCAACCTCTCCCGCAAGGAGATGCTGAAGACCACGGCCGCCGATCTGGTTGAGAAGAATATCCGCCTGACGGGCTTCGACGTTCAGAATGACGAGTTCGAAACGATCCAAGGCATGGAGACGGCCGTCTGCAACCTCGGCTCGATCAACGTCGGTCGCGGCTACATCAAGAACGGCAAGCTCGACGTTCAGAAACTCCACAAGAACGTGGCCACGGCCGTGAAGTATCTCGACCGCGTCATCGACCGCAATTTCTACCCGATCCAAGAAGCCGAATCGTCCAACCTGCGTTGGCGGCCGGTGGGTCTGGGCCTGATGGGTCTGGCCGACTTCTTCTTCCAACTGCGTCTGCCGTTCGAGAGCGATGAAGCCATCGCCCTGTCGGCCACGATTCAGGAGGAAATCTACTACCAAGCTCTGAAGACTTCCAACGAACTGGCCAAGCAGTTTGGCCCCCACCGCGACTTCGCGCTCACGCGCGCGGCCAAGGGCGATCTGCAATTCGATCTGGCGGGCGTGGTTCCGAAGGACATGGCGCGTTGGGATGCCCTGAAGGCTGACATCAAGGCGCACGGCCTCCGCAACTCTCTGCTGATCGCTATTGCACCGACGGCGACCATCGCCCACATCACGGGCGCAGAAGAGTGCATCGAGCCGATCAAGTCGAACCTCCTGAAGCGCGAAACGCTCTCGGGCGAGTTCATTTCGATCAACCGCTATCTGGTCGATGATCTGAAGAAGCTCGGCCGCTGGGACGCCGATGCGATCAACTGCCTGAAGCGCGACGAAGGGTCGATGCAGAAGATTCCGGGTCTGCCGGAGGAACTGTATGCCCTTTACAAGACGGTTTGGGAGATCAGCCAGAAGAAGGTCATCGAGCACGGCGCAGCGCGCGGTGCGTTCATTGACCAGTCTCAATCGCTGAACACCTTCCTCGACCTGAACAAGTATCCCGAAGAGAAGCGGATCGGCGTCCTGTCCTCGCTGTATATGTATGCGTGGGAAAAGGGTCTGAAGACGACCTACTATTTCCGCAGCCGTTCTGGTTCGCGCATCGAAAAGGTGACGGTCTCCGGCGCCACGGCGGTTGTTCCTCAGATGGCGGCCGAAGAGCCGGAAATCTGCGAAGTCTGCACCTAACTCGGCTTGACCCTCGCGACCCTCACACCCATACTGTGGGGGTCGCGATGACGTTGACTGTCGGTATTAACGCTCAGCAGTTCGGGCATTCGCCCCCGCTTAGGCCCAGAAAGCTGAGCACCAAAATCGACCCGAGTCGGGTGGTAGCATTCACTTTAGGCGCCGGAAACGGAGTCACCGAATTCGATAGCAGCAGCAGGCTGTGGATAATGCTTCCACGGGCGAAGGGTGTGGATGTTGTAGGGACCGGGAGCTAAACCGGATCGAGACGATCAGGGCCGTGGCGAAAGCTGCGGCCCTTTTTCGTTGACGAGAATTTTCCGCACAGCTACGGTCAGCTATGGAGAAAGCTCCCGATTGCCGAGACTGCTGGTTTCGCTCGTTCGACATGGACGGCGAATTCTGCACGCACGATCTCAGCATGAAGGTCACGATGTTCGGGCTCGGCCTGAACGCCATGCGCCGGGAGGGCGCAGACTGTGGCCCGGACGCGACCCTCTACCAGCACAAAGATGAAGTGCCCTTCGAATGAAAGTGGTCGGCGGGGTTGGCTTCAAAAAAACCTACACAGAAGCGGAGTGGCAGGAGATCGAGCGCCAGCGTGACGAGATGCGTCACCGCTTGACCGCGCCCGATGGCTGCCAATGCGCCATCTGCAAACCTCCACAGAAGTCCAAATGATGACCTTTGCTGAACTCGAAGCGGAGGCGCTGAGTGTCCTCGGAATCCATCTCCGAGACGCCACCCAAACGTTCGCGCATTACGATACGTGGGTGAAGCTCTACAAGCCCCGTGGGACGGCTCAAGCGAAATGGGCGGAATACCAACACCATCCTCACGGACAGGCCCAGCAGCCGCCCTATCGCGACGTATGGCACTGGCTAATCGACAAATTCCCCACCGACGACTGGATCGAGACCAGCAGCAATCGTTACAAGGATGTCGTCCTCACGGAACGCACCTTGGATCGCGAATGGGTCCGCCTCATTCTGGCGCCGTTGATCGCCCGGCATGGCGGCAAAATTGAGCTTCGTCTCAACGTCGATACCTGACGAAAAATATTGAGATTCGTCCTGCCGACTCCGTAGGATGAACCATGGTTAACGAAAAGCCTTCGTCCTCCTATTGCCACTAACCGATCCCGTATTCTCGGGTTATCGGGGCACTAAATATACATTCAAATCATAATGCTTTAGGAGAATACTTTGTCCAACATTCTCGACCCGGTTGTGTCACTTACACTTCGTCCGATGAAATACCCCAAGTTCTACGAGATGTATGAAAAGTCCGTCGGGAACAACTGGACCAAACAGGAAATTTCCTTCGCCACCGACCTCGCTGACCTGCGGGAGAAAATCTCCCCGGCCGAGCGGCATATCGTGAACCGTCTGGTGGCGTTCTTCGCGACTGGCGACCAGATCGTCTCCAACAACGTGGTGCTGACCCTCTACAAGCACATCAATTCCCCCGAGGCCCGCGTGTTCTATTCGCGCCAAGCCTACGAGGAAGCCAACCACATCGACTTCTACCTTCAACTTCTCGACAGCTACATTCCCGATCACGGCGAACGTGCGGAAATGTTCAACGCCATCGAGACGGTGCCGAGCATCAAGGCGAAGGCCGAGTGGGCGTCGAAGTGGATGGACCAGATGTCCTCCATCGACATGCTTGAGACGGATGAGCACCGTAAGACCTTCTTGATGAACCTGCTGGCGTTTGCCACCGGAGTCGAGGGTCTCTTCTTCTTCGCAGCCTTCGCCTACGTCTACTATCTGCGCGACCGTGGTCTCCTTCATGGGCTCGCATCCGGCACCAATTGGGTGTTCCGCGATGAGTCGATGCACATGATGTTTGCGTTCGAGATCATCAACGTCATCAAGGCCGAACTTCCCCACCTGTGGGACGAAGACATGCAGCAGCGTGTCCGCGACATGCTGGAAGAAGCCATCGAGTGCGAAATGATGTTCGCCACGGACGTGCTGTCCATCGGCATCGTCGGTCTGAGCATCAAGGACATGCGCGAATATCTGCGTTTCGTCGCGGATGGCCACATGCGCAAGCTGGGCATGGAGCCGGTCTATAACGCCGTGTGCCCGTTCGACTTCATGCTGAAGCAGGACGTGCAAGCGCTGACCAGCTTCTTCGAACGCACGGTCGCGGAATACACCGTCGGCATCGGGGGCGAAGTCGATCTGGATGTTGAGGATTTCTGATGCCGACGGCGTTGGAAAAACTCGGCGCCATCCGAGAACTCGCCCTTCAAGAGATTGCCGAGCGAGAAGCGTTGGCGGACATGATCGCCACCATGGAAATCCCCGACACCGAACCGCTTGGCTGGGTGCTCGAAATCCCGGTCGGCAGCGTGGGTGACCTCGTTGACGGGGAAGTGGTGCTCTCCGAAGACGTGACGGAGTGGATGGAGATCAACATTCGCGACCGCTACTGGGTGTTCAATCGGTTCGGGGCAGCGTTCAATTATCGGAGCGCCCGAGACCGCGCACCGGTAGAATTCAATTTCACCTCGGAGCGCGATTTCATCGCGTTCAAAATGCGCTGGGGATGATTTCCCTTCGGGACAATCGCCTGCAAATCATGAGCGGGACGGGGAGGGTGCTGCTCACCTTTTTCCACCCGCCGGAAGTCCCCGACTATCCCGCCCTCTTGGAAACGTGTCGATACGATTTCGGCGCCATTGGGATGCCCCATGTTTTCGGGATCGAGATGGGCGGGCTCGCCGCGCAAGAGCGTCTCGTGGATGAGATGGAATTCAGGAAACTGAAATTTGAACACTGGTCCAGTATCGGTGTCTCTCGTCATGCCTTCTTCGGGTTTGCGAGCCTACATGATGCTATGCTCGCAAGACTGTTGATCTGACAGTATACTGAAGTATAGGTGAGGCAAACCATAGTATATGCATACCGTTGATCTAGTTGTTTTCAAATAACAAAGTAGATTGTGACAATAACATAGTGCTGGCGACTTTTCCGTAGTGTGCTATAATAGTTACATGGCGTGGAGAAACCTTCACACCCGGTCTTTGACACATAAAGGGTATGCACAATGACTACGGAAAAGCAGTCCAAGCACACCAAGGACATTACGATGCGCCTGATGAAGGGCACCCTAACCTACGATCAGGCGAAGGCTGCCCTCGACGACCCGGCAACGTTCAAGGCAGAAGAGAAGCGCAAATCTCTCGTAAAAAATCGGGCCGATGGTAAATCATGGCCGGGACGATACCGTTGGTGGGGCAAAGTTCGCACGCCGCGCCTGATCGTTGCCTATTGCTGGGCGGTCAAACGTAACAAGGCGGGCTATTTCCTCGGCTGGCGCGAAACATACGATGCGTCCGGGGTTCGGCTGGATCGGGATCAATTTGTCGCACGAAAGTCCAAGAAGCGGCTTTCCTTGCTGCAAAAGCGTCGAACGGACGCGATCCAAAGCAAAAAACGGTCGGCTACTTAGCGTTAACATGGAAAGTGGTGGTGGGCTTAACTTCCCGCCACCACTTTTTTCGTGAAATCTCGTTGACGAGATGTTTTTTATCCCCTAGACAAGAGCCTCACGCCCGATTTGGGCTGCGAAACTGAGCAAGGGATGCGCCACGATGGCGGGTAAAAAGGGTTTCTTGAGCGGCATTGTTGATGCAGCCAAGTCCGAACTGTTCGACGACGACGAAAAGACGCACACTGCCGATCCGGCCGTCGCTGCGGCTCAGGCTCCCCCGGCACCGGCGCCCACGCCGACGATGCCCTACACGTTCGGCACCAGCCCTGCTGGCGCAACGACCCCGATCTCGTCTCCGGCAGGCATGGTGATGCCCGGCGCCCCGGAACCGGTGGACCCCAAGGTCTTCGAGATGGTCTCCGGCGGCGTCTTCATCGACATCGCGGAAGGCGCGAAGTCTCGCCCGTCCCGCTACATGATGTTCAGCAAAATGTGGGACGCCCTCGGACGCCCGGCGGACGCCAACGTCCCGCTCCGCGCCATGCAGGTCAACGACAGTTCCATCACGCCGGTCGCCGTCCTCAAGGACATCGACGCGCACCTGAAGCTGCTCGACGGCGTGGCCGCCAACGCCGCGACCGAACTCGACAACGCAGCCGCCCAAAAGCTGGGCGGCGCCGATCAGCAACTCGCGGCCCTCACTCAGGCCAACGAGGCGGCGGCTCGCGAGATCGAACGCCACACGAAGGAAACCGCCGAGCGGAACACGCAGGCGATTGCCATCCAAACCCAACGCGCGACGGACGAAGCGAACATCAATCGCGCCAAAAGCCGCACCCAAGCCGCCGTGGACATGGTCCGCGCGCAGCTTCAGGGCGCGCGAAACCTGTTCGCAACTCTGTCCTAACCCCGATCAAGACTGGACCTGACCAACATGTCTGACACCAACTCCCCGAACGAGTGGCATCCGCCGCAGGAAAAATATATCCGCTGGGGCATCAACGGCGCGATCATCGCGGCGCTGGTGTTCGGCGGGTCCATTGTCGTGAAGCACGTCGTCCCGACGATCAGCGACGCCTTCCTGCTCCTTCAGACCCTCACCGAGAACATGATCTATCTCGCGCTGACGGTCGGCGCGCTGGTCGTGGTCGGCTGGCTGCTGCTGGAAATCCTGTCCCCCAAGGGCCGGATCAACAAGCTGTTCGCCCAAGCCTATTCGAGCTTCATCCACAACATGACGCTCGAACTGCTGAACGTCGATCCGATGTCGCCCCTCAAGGACAGCCTCGCGGCCGTCGAAGAGAAGAAGAAGACCTACGACGAGCAGTTCGCGCAGTTCGACGGCCAGATTTCGGTCTTCAAGCAGAACGAAGATCAGTTCCGCGCCCAAGCGCTGGAAGCCGAGAAGCGCGCCAAGGCCGCCAACTCCAAGGGCGACACCGTCAACTTCGAACGGCTGGGCTATCAGGCCGGTGAAGCCAACAAGACGGCCGACGGCTTCGCCGCCATGCGCGCCCGCCTTGAGCCGGTTCGCGGGATCATCGTCCGCCTGCAACAGGCCGCCGACGACCTGATCTTCAAGCTGGGCGTGGACATCCAGAACACGCAAGCGACGTGGGACGCCGCCAACAACATGTCGAAGATGGAGCGCGCCGCGCGCGGCATCCTCGCCAACCAAGGCAAGAACGAACTTGCCAAGGAAGCCCAGATGCTCGTGCAGACCAAGTATGCCACCGCCATCGGCCGCTTGGAGAACCTGAACGACGCCGCCAAGCCCCTGCTCGACAACATCGACTTGGACAAGGCGACCTACAGCCAAGACTTGCTGGAAAAGTGGCAAGCCGAAGACCGCGCCAACCAAATGGTCGCGATCCCGGTCCACGCCAGCGTCGTGGCTCCGCTGGCCATCCCCGGTCAGAAGACCGCAGCCGGTGGCTTCGGTGGCCTGATCGACAACTAGGACTACGGGTGCGGCCTAACCGCCGCACCCCACTACCACTACCGAATACCAGTAAGCGTAACCCCATCAACAACGACCAGACCAGAAAAGGGACCATCCAATGGCTGGACTCAAGACTCGATACAAGGTGGCGGCCATCGCCATCCTCGCGGGCGGGGCGCTCTTCGGCGTCAAGACCCTCATCAGCACCGGCGTCATCAAGCCGCCGCCGGGCCTCGCGGCTTTCGCGCCGACCAAGACCAACAACACCCTGACGGGCAACGTGACCGCCGCCGTCGCGAGCTATGAACTGGCCGCGCAACCGGCCAGCGGCATGACCGGCTGTCCCCGGATGCTCGCCATCGCGTGGAACGGCGCGGCGCCGATCACGCTGGCCAACGGCGGCGTGACCACGTCCGACGACTCCCTCGTGAAGAAGTATGCCGGTGGCTGCTTGAAGATCGAGCGTCAGGACGACTACGGCGTCCAGAAGGACGAACTGGTGAAGTTCGCCCAAGGCGTGAAGAACGGCGAAGCCAACCCGCAAGGCGCGGCCTTCACGATCATGATGGGCGACGCCTACGCCGCCTACGCTCAGTCGCTCCAAGAGCGCATGGGCGCCCTCGGCCAGCAGGTCGTCGTGGTCGGCATCACCGGCTTCTCCTACGGGGAAGACAAGGCGATGGGCAAGCCGCTGAACGGCAACCCCCAGTCCGCCAAGGGCAGCCTGATCGCTGGCGTCCCCTACGACGGCGACTGGAACACCATGGTGAAGTGGGCGGGTGACAACAACATCCGCATCAACGCTCGCCAAGACACCTACGACGTGGACGCCATCAACACCGTGGACACCCAGTCGTTCACGGACGCCGATGACAAGTATGCCAACGGCTACCACGAAAAGCGCAAGGTCATGAAGGACGGCAAGCTGACCGGCGAAGTCCGTGACGTGACCGTGGACGGCGTGCTGACGTGGTTCCCCGGCGACCGCTTCGTGGTCACCAAGAAGCCCGGCCTGACGACTTGGGCGTCCACCCACGACTACAACCAGCAGATGCCTGCGGTCATCATCACGACGAAGTCGTGGGCCGACTCGCACCGCGCCTACATCGTCGGCCTTCTGCGGGCCTTCGACCGCGCCGCTTTCGACATTCGCTCGGGCGACGGCGTGACCAAGCTGGGCAAGACCCAAGCGGCCGTCTACGGCACCGCCGGTGGCGAAGAAGCGACTGCTGACTTCTGGACCAAGGCGTTCACCGGCTACGACTACACCGACACGCAGGGCAACACCGTTCGTCTGGGCGGCACCCGCGCCGTCACGCTGGCGGAAGTCCGCGACTACCTCGGCCTGACGCCGGGCGCGCTGAACGTCTACAAGGGCGTCTACACGACCTTCGGCGACTACGCGCACGCCTTCTACCCGAAGGACGTGCCGTCCTATCCGAAGTTCGAGGATGTCGTTGACACCTCGTTCGTCACGGCGGCGCTGGCCGGTGTGCAGACTTCGGTGGCCTCGACCTTCACGGCCTCCAAGTCGATCACCCAGCAGGTCTCGGCGAAGGACTACAGCATCGAGTTCGCCACGGGCTCGAACAAGCTGACCCCGGCCGGGTATCGCACCCTGAACCAGATCGCCAACTCGGTCGGCATGACCGGGCTGCGGGTTCGGATCACGGGCTACACCGACAACACCGGCAACGACGCGGCCAACCTGACCCTGTCGCGGGCTCGCGCCCAAGCGGTGGCGGATGCGCTCTTCGCGCTGGCTCCCAAGACGTTCCCCAACGAACGGATGGAAGTCCAAGGTCTGGGTTCGTCGAACCCGGTGGCCGACAACACCACCGAAGCCGGTCGTTCGAAGAACCGCCGGGTGGAGATCGCGCAGGGCAACTAAGCCCACGCACGAGACGAGGGGCGGGTTCGCCCGCCCCTCGATCCTCTTTCTCTTTTCGGAGTTCCCATGTCTAAGTTCCTGTCTGCCTTCATCCCCAACGAGAAGACTGACCGACAGGTCACCCTTACGCTCGTCGCCGGATGGCTGATCCTCACTGCTGCGACTTGGGTGATCCTCACCAATGGCGCGCAGGTTCGGGACCAGATCGTTCCCCTTCTCCCCAGCCCCAAATCCGTCGGTGCCGCGTTCGGCAAGGAAATGGGTGGTGGCGCTATCTACCAACTCATCACCAGCCTGACCGTCAGCCTCGAAGCGATCTTCCTCGCGACGGTTATTGGCCTCGGCATCGTCTATGCCGCCACTGCTGCGGCGTTTCGTCCCCCGGCCATCTTGATTGGCTCGTTTCGCTTCCTGTCGCTGGCTGGTATCACGGTCATCTTCATGATGGTCTTGGGCGGCCATGCCTTGAAGGTCGGCATTCTGGCCTTCTCGATGATGACCTTCTTCGTCGGGGACATGCTTCAAGTGGTTGACGACATTCCCGAAGCACGGTTCGACCATGCTCGCACGCTCGGCCTCTCCAAGTGGGGCGTCCTGCGTGAGGTGGTCATCCGGGGCACTCTCTCGGAAGCCTTCGAAAGCGTCCGCAAGAACGCCGCCATCGCGTGGATGATGCTGACCAGCGTCGAGGCGATTTCCCGCTCGGAAGGTGGCATCGGGCTCCTGCTCGTGACCCTCCAACGGAGCGGCCAGTATTCGTCGATCTTCGCGATCCAACTGCTGATCTTCATGGTTGGCATGGCGCAAGACCGGGCTCTGAAATACGGCAAGGCGCTGACTTGCCCCTACACCGTGAAGGGCCGCTAACATGGGCGAGAAATTCATTCCTTTCGCGCCGGGCTTCGCCGCTCCTGCGGCAGCACCGGCCCCGGCGGCTCCTGCTGTGGTTCCTGCGGCTCCCGCCGCTGAAGCAGCAGTCACCGTGTTCCCGACCCCGAAGAAGGCGCCGATTCCCGGTGACTACAGCTACTCGCTGAACGAGGTTCTTCTCGAAGTCAGCAAGCTGAATGTCCACTACGATTCGCCGATCCTTCGGGACGTGGACTTTACGATCCGCAACATCATCCGGCCCGGCTACACGCAAGGTCAGGTTGACGCCCTGCTCGCTCCCTCTGGGATGGGCAAGACCCAACTGTTTCGTTGCATCTCCGGCCTGAAGACCCCAAACTCCGGTTCGGTGATGATTGGCGAAGGCAAGGAAGCCACTCGCGCCGGTAAGGTCGGTGTCGTGGCTCAGGACTATCCCCTGTTCGCCCACCTGACCGTCTTCGACAACGTGCTGATGGCTGCGAAGCTGAAGCTCGATGCGAAGGATGCGGCCGACAAGACCATCTCGATGCTCGAACGCTTCGAGTTGGACCAACGGCGCGACATGTATCCGCATCAGCTTTCGGGCGGCCAGCGGCAGCGTGTGGCGATCATCCAGCAGATGGTGGCCTGCGGCCATCTCCTGCTGATGGACGAACCCTTCTCGGGCTTGGACATCCTGATGAAGGAAAAAGTTCAGGACATGATTACGTCGCTCGCGGCGGAAGATGAAATGAACTCGATCATTCTGACGACGCACGACATTCAGAGCGCCATCGCGGTGGCGGACACCATCCTCGTGATGGGTCGCGAACGCGACGAGAAGGGTCAGCCCATTCCGGGCGCCCGGATTGTCAAGACGTTCGATCTGATGGAGCGCGGCCTCGCATGGAGACCGGATGTCACCAAGCTCCCGCAGTTCCACGAACTGGAACGCGAGATCACGGCGATGTTCCACGATCTCTGACCTCTGGTCAGGTCAGATGGGGGAGCCCCGGTGGGACTTGTGCCTGCCGGGGTTTCTTCATGCGTATTGTTCGGGTTGATCGACAACGAACCATTCGGCCTGCGGGCCGCTGTAGTGGCTCTCGTCTCGTAGGCGCATTCGCCATTTCAGCACGTCATCCAACGCGACGCCTTGGATCGGCCGGTCGATCTCCAAGACCGTGCCGGTGTGTTCCGCAAAATCTTTTGCAGTTTTGTAGTTGGCGGACCACGAGTGGAACCCGCGTTTGTTGCTGCGCTCCCGACTGAAGGGTTGCTGACCGCGATATAGGTGCTTGCGCACCGGCGGGCTGATCCGCTTCAGGATCGACAGGAACCGCGCCGCCAGTTCCGGGTGCTCTTCCCCGTGGTCGGCGTTCCACGTCCAACCGCTGATGAAGCTGATAAGATCATCGTCGTCGGCAATCAGCGCACATGCCGTCTCGTAACTAATTGGTCTGTTGGAAGCCCTAAGAGCGGGCAGGGCAGCCTTGACCTTGTCGATGCCCCGTTCTTGCGCTCGCCGCAGAACACCTCTCACTCGTTCGCTTTCGAGCCGCTCGATGGCTCCGTCAACGCCCTTTCCCAGCTTCACATAGAAGGCAAGGTCTTCCGGCGATAGCGGATAGCGAGCCAGACGATCTGCGTCCTTGGGTTCGATACCGAACGCCCTGAAAGCATCGTAGTCCACGGCTTCGAAAATTTCGGTCCAACGCATCTCGTATTTAGAGAAATCTGGTTGACCAAAATTTTCGAGGTTGGTAGACATCACTGGTCGATCCATCGCCCCGGCCCCATTCAGCCGGTTCGTCCGGGTAGTCTTAGATCGCCAGAAAGGCTCCTGCGAAAGCGGGGGCCTTTTTCGTTGACCAGTTCCAAAATCATGAGACACTCAAGCTATAAAAACAGCACGAGGCACCCATGACCACCCAGACCGACCGTCTCACGAAGCCGCAGATCGAATTCCTTCGTTCGCTGGACGAAGAGCCCGGCGTCTGGGCCGAATGCGACGAAAGCGAATATCGCACGGCGGTCTCGCTTCAGAAGCGCGGCATGGTCGAACTCGATCAGGAATACACCTACACTCCGCGTCGCTTCGAGGCCCGCACGGTCTCGGTGACCCCGAACTACAACAATGCCATTCGCGACCTTCCCTTCGCCGGTCACTGCTACGTTCTGGCCCGCCCGATCAAAGGCGACTGGTCGGAATATGATGGCTCGACCAGCCGTCAGGGCCGTCAGGAATTCCGCCCGTGCATGATCCGTGGCATCGAGAGCGGCCAGCGGGTCTACGTCATCGGTAGCCAATACGCCTACGATCTGGCCAAGTTTGAAATCCGCGAGTTCGAAGCCTTCAGCGCGAAGCCGGTGAAGGACGATCTCCTGCACAAGCTCCTGACCACCGGCAAGGCCGATGTGGAAGATCAGGTCGCCGCCGCCGACTGGATCGAGCGTCTCGCCGGTCAGGCTTCCCATGCCTGAAGCCGTTTTCTTCGACGAAGATTATCGCACCGGGTTCTCTATTGCCCTGACGGAGTCAACCGGTATCACGGTGCGCATCGGAGAGACGAGTCACGACTTTGAAATCGCGATCCGCAGTCGGAAGAATTTCGCCAAGACGGGTTTCTCGCCGGATCGCGCCGAAGATTTTCTCCAAGCGTTGAAGGATCGCGCGGTGGCGTCCTTCGACGGCCAAACCCTCAACGATGGCCCGATTTGGGGCGACCGGGTCACGGTCACTCCTAAAGCCAACGGCAAGGCCCAAATCCGGGCCGCTGAGGGCGGTAACCCGGCCGCGACCATCACACTGGCCTGCGACGAAATGGCCGCGCTGGTGGCCGCCTTAGAGGCTCTATCTGTCGTCATCCCGACCGACACCAAACGTCTGCTCGGTCATATGGATGACGATCACGACGAACGGTTCTGGAACGACAACCCGAACCTGCGCGCCAAGATCGACAACATGATCTTGGAAAAGCGTTACTCGTTGGCGTTCAACACCTATCACACAACTCACCAGCATTGGTTCAAAACCGTGCGTGAGCCTGAATTCGTGGGGAAGCCGATCACCGAGGGTCGGCGCCGAGCTATCGGAGCCGTCCTCGCTGCACTGGGGGAGGATAGCTGATGGCTGGCCTGCGCCGACTGGCGAAAATGTTTGGTGGGCTCACCGCCAGCAGCATCGACCCCGTGACCGGCAAGGTCACCAAGGTCGAACACGTTTGGGACTATGCGGCCGACGAGCCGACCACGGCGGAAGAGATGCCCGTGGGTTCCGAACGCTGGAAGGAATCCGAGCGCGTCAAGTGGGCGCGGGTGGCCGACGGCGATGTTTCGGACACCCAGAAATAATGTGGCAAAGGCATGTCGGCTATCCGACTTTCCTTGACCGAATCTAGTTTCCGAGTAAGCTGGGCAGTATGGAAATCCTCTCGCAAATTCTCGCTAAAGCGTTCACCGACGAAGGGCTAGATGCTGCGCTGGCAGTGGTCTCCCCCTCCGAGCGGCCGGACCTTGCTGATTTCCAATGCAACGGCGCTTTCCTCGCTGCCAAGACCGCTAAGGTGAACCCGCGTGCGTTGGCCGAACGGGTGATCGCGCGGATCAACCATCCGGGCATCAAGTTCGAGGTGGCGGGGCCGGGCTACATCAACATGACGGTCGGCGCCGAGATTCTCGAAGTCCTGCTGGGTGGCGATCACGGCATAGAATTTTCCGGGCGGATCGTGCTGGACTTTGGTGGCCCGAATGTCGCCAAGCCGATGCACGTCGGCCACATGCGGTCGCTGGTGATTGGTGACAGCCTGCAACGGATTTTGCGGTTCGCGGGCTACGAGGTGCTGTCCGATATCCACCTTGGCGACTGGGGGCTCCAAATGGGTCTCTTGCTGGTTGCCTTGGAAGGCACACCGCTGCACGATTACACCATCGAACTGCTCGAAGAGACCTACCCGCAGGCTGCGGCTCGGGCGAAGACCGATGAGGCTTTCAAGCTCAAGGCGCAGAAATTTACGCAACTGCTTCAGCAGGGCGACGAAGAGCTTTTGAAGCGGTGGCGGAAGATGGTGGCCGTAAGCATGGCCACGGTCGAGCGGGAGCTTAAGGCGCTCGATGTCAACTTCACGATGATGAAGGGCGAGAGCGACGTGCAAAGCCTCGTCGAGCCGATGATGACGCTGTTCGACGGCATCGCCGAAGAGGACAACGGTGCCTTGATCGTGCGGCTGTCCACGGAAGCGCCGCTGATCCTGCGGAAGTCGGACGGCGCGGCGCTCTACGCCACGACCGATCTCGCCACCATCCTCGACCGGCGGAAGTTTGCGCCGGACAAGATCATCTACGTCACTGACGAACGGCAGCAGCTTCACTTCCAACAAGTTTTCGAGACGGCCAAAAAGGTCAAGCTCGCAGACGACATGGAATTGGAACACATCTGGTTCGGCACGGTGAACGACACCAACGGCAAGCCGCTGAAGACGCGGGCCGGTGGTGTGCCGAAGCTGCATGACCTGATTCAGGAGGCCATCGCCAAGGCGGCCGAGAAAAACGAAGCATCCGCGACGGTGGTGGCCATGGCCGCCCTGAAATTTGCGGACCTTCAGAACCCTCGGACGGGTTCGTATGCCTTCGATCTGGACAAGTTCCTCAGCTTCGAGGGCAAGACCGGCCCCTACCTGCTCTATCAAGCGGTGCGGATCAAATCTATCCTCGCCAAGTCTGTGGAGCCGGGCGACATCAAGCTCGAAACGGAGCAAGAGCGGGCGCTTGCCTTCAAACTGGTGTTCGGTTTTTCGCAGGCCGTAAACGCCGCCGTGCGGCGGCTGTCGCCAAAAGAAATCGCCGATCACACCTATGATTTGGCGCAAACGTTCTCTAAATATTATGCCAACACCCAGATCGCGGAAAACCCGTCTCGGGTGGCGTTGGCAACTCTCGTTCTCGAACAATTGGAGTGCAGCTTGGGGCTGCTCGGGATCGAAATTCCTGATCGGATGTGAAAAATGCGTAGGGTTTGCGAATTGCTTTCCCGCAAAAAAGCCACGACGGTTACGCTCCACGGAGACAAGGTTCGTTACACCATTCACTCTGGCGATGGCCCGAATCCGTTTGTCAAGCTCGACGCCGAAGTCAAACGCTGGTGTCACGACAATTTGCGGCGCCCATACGGGGTTAGCTGCTACTGGCTCGGTGGTTTGGGCCACGTTGTGACCATGTGGTTCATCAGCGAAAAAGACGCGACCTTTTTCAAGCTCTACTGGCTGTGAGCCATCCTAAATAGTGGATGCGCGAATTCATCAATCTGCTGGAACGAGCCGCGACCGATGCCACGGTCACACTGTATCGCGGCGACAATTCCAAGATTGACCGATTTCAGATCGCGAAAACCGATGAAGGGGCTCTTCTGGGCGTCGGTATCTATCTGACCGACAGCCCGGATGTGGCCAAGGACTACACCGTCAAAGGTTCGACCGAGATTGCCTTCCGGCCGGACAATGAGGCTCTCACACCGCGCGATCTCACGGCGGCGTTTCTACGCAAGCTGATAAACACCGACGCGAAGTTTGAAGATCGGCTCACCGATCTGAAAAATATGTGGCAGCAAAAATATTACAGGCTGTCCGGCGAGATCGACTGGTCGGGCGATCACGAGGCAGCCAGAGCCGAACGAGATCGCATTCAGGATGAGATTCAGAACGGCTTCCAAGTCGAGCGGAGCAAGATGATCCGCGACGCCATGGCGCGTGCGAAATCCAAGTTCCAACGGATGCGTCCCGATCTTCGGATCACCAAGCTGACCACCGGAGAATACGTTTTCACGAACAAGGTTCGGCAGGCGGCCGTAGCTCGCTTCGAAGTTCCGACTTCCTATCTGGCGAAATGCCTTCACGCCGAACGGCCGCTGCCAGACAATGTCATCCCGTTCATCAAGGATGCGTTCACCCGCGCCCACTTCTCGAACGACCCGGACGGACAATGGGACCTTCGCGCCTACAACCCGAAGGGCAACAACGGCGACGAGGATACCGGTTTGACGTTTGACCAGTTCATCCATGGCTACCGCGAGCGCGGCGCCCGCTATGCGTGGACCGACCGTTGGGAAGGCGGCAAGGGCGAGAACCCGTCGCTCGACTTCATTTTCAACGGCACGCACAGCGGCTACCATGCCTTCCAGCATAGCCGTGAGAAGCAAATGAATCTCATGGATGATTTGAAGAAGCTGGGCTATGTCGGCTACGCTTACGATGGCGGTGTGAGACTGGCTGGCACGGGAGCGCGTGGGGGTGGCGGTATTCGTCACAACGCCTACGTTCTCTGGGACGAAGACGCGGTCCATTCCTTCCGAGTAGACGACGAAGATGTCACCGACGACGAAGTTGGCGCCCTAGAAAAGGGCATTCGCGCCGCTAAAGTCCTGCCTTAAACACTAAATAGTTCATGCTCTCGATGCGTGAACTCATGTTGATGGTCGAAATGACCGAGCGGCCGAGAGAAGGGCCGCCCGTGCCCGATATGCTGTATCACGGCACCAGCCTCAGCGCGTGGGAAATGATCCAGTCGGACAACACCATGATCGCCTCCGATCACCGCGACGAAGAGTCGATTTCTTTCACCACGGATTGGCACACAGCACAGCGCTTCGCCCTGCAAGGCGCGCGGCGTGATGGCGATGACAGTGGCGTGGTGATCGAGTTCAACGGGGACGATCTGGCCCGGAAGTTCAACGTGAAGCCGTTTTCGGACACCGGTCTGATCCACGCCGAATCAGAATGGCGGATCGACGTGTCGGAAATCACTCAGGTGAACCGCTATATCAGCGGCGTTGAAAAGGTCGGCTGGTAGGCGTCGTAAGTATCGTCACCTCGGTTCGTTTCCGAACGGCATCATGCCGCTGGTCGATTTCCTCCGGCGTCAATCTATTCTGCTGATAGATCATTTCTTCCAAATCTTCGCCGGTCACTTTCACTTCGAAGCCATAGTCTTCGAGGACTTTATGCATGAGTTGAAGGATCGTAGTCTTGCCAGTGCCGTTCGGGCCACGAATATCAATGACAATCTCACGCATTTTGCTTGACCGCTGGCGGATGTGGGTTATCTTTGGGGCATAGGAACCAAGGGAGATTATACATGACCGGCATCCAAACGAAATCGCAAATCGTCGCTGACGCCGCGCTCGTGGCTGGTCTCCCGGTCATCGACGTTCGGCTGTCCAAGTTCGACCCGGCCGATCTCGCGGGCGTTCCCGCCAAGACCCACATCCTCAAGGCCGCCTACAAGTCGGGCAACGGCCGTCGGGTCACCCACGAGTTCCCCATCACCGAACATCAGGCGACCGATCCGGGCGCCCGCGCTTCGGCGATCTCCAACGCTTCGGCCTACGGCTTCGGTCGCGGCTACAAGATGCTCGTCAACTGGACGATCACCGAAGCCAAATGATCCTGCCGCCCGCGACCGACCCTGCGGACCTGAACAACTTCGATCTTTTGACGAGTTCGGTGGTTCGTAAGGCGTGCACGCGAGCCATGACGACCATCAACAACTCTCGGCCGCAGGATTCGGTCATCCAGTTCGACTACGCTGGCATGACCCTGACCCATACCGTGTTCCGCAAGTGGCGCGAACGCTTCGACGGCGGGATCGCCGCGAGCATGTGGACAACGGAGTGGCAAGTCCTTTGGGATACCACCGGGGTGTGGGTCGGCGGGGATCGCGACGCTTTCGCCCGCGATGTGTTCTATCTGATGTTGGACGATCTAGACTTCGACTTCAGCAGCCTGCTGGTCGTTGGTGTATCCCAGAAGGGTGCGGATCGCCTTCTTGCCGTTGGATAGCAGGTCCCGGCTACCGATGCCTGCCCAGACGCCGTGCGGCACGGGCGGCGGGCCGATAGCCACCCAATTCGACCCATCCCACATGAACCACATGTCGGTTTCCTGATCGAAGACGAATGCTTCACAGGCTTGGCCGCCGTGACGGTCGATGAACATCTGCACGGCCCATGCGGTGCCGCCGGTGACGATCCCTTCCTCGAACTTGGCGACGGCGTAGACGCGCTCGGCGTCCTTCACCTGAAACCAGTTTCGGCGCAGAAGATTCTTCACGAACGGGCTCTTGGGCGGGAACCACCGTTTAATGCCCACGGAAGCGGCCTTGCAGGACGCATCCGCCTCATCAAGCTGTTCCGGGGTCAGAACCACCACTTCGGCCGCAGGAGCCTTCGTGCGATGCCCTGCGAAGCTGAAATGGACAACCATGTGCCCGGCCATCCCGGCACACATACCCCATTGCAGATCAGCACCCTCGGCGCCGCCGCTCAGGCAAACATTTTCAATCGAAGTCATATTCGTAAACTATCTTGACCATGCCTCTAGCACAAAAATCGTCAACAATCCAATCGTGGTATGCCATTTTGAATAGGGTGGCATCGGCAAGGCTTTTGAAGCAGATGAAGAAGAGTGTCTTCTCCGAACTGAACCCGTAAATATCGGGAGCCCCGTAGCCTTTCTTCGGTTTCGCCTTGATGCGAAACTTCGGATATTCGAGCAACCAGTCAACAACCTCATCGACCCAGACAGAAAACTTGTCTGCGTCTTCTGGACCATCGACGTAGAATTTATACCAGCGCGTCAAGTGCCAGCCGTGTGTTTTCGAGAAGTTGCCCCATGATCGCAGCTTTCTGATCGGCCTCTCTTTGGGCTGCCTGTTTAGCCCGACGGGCCGCCCGGCGCGCTGCGGCATGTTTGGCTGCGCGCTTGGTAGCAGCCTTGTAACGCACACGCATCGAATAGATTGCAGCCGTCGGCCCAGTCATCGGCTGCACGCCGCAGATGTCGCTTGCGATAATCTTCGGCATGGCCCGGCGAACCAGCGAGATGAGGACCGGATCGTAGGTCCCCACGCCGACACCGTAGACGAATTTCTGGATCACATGATCCGAGAAGAACATCTTGAACAGCGTGGCATCTCGGGTTGAGCGGAGCTTCACTCGGATGACGGCGAAGGTCACCCGGTCACCGAGCGACTCCCACGTTTGGGCGCCGGTCTTCCCAGAACCCAACAGATAGGTTTTGATCGTCTTCGTCTTGTTCGTCGCCACCCACGCGAGCACTTCGTCATGAAGCTCGCGCAGTTGATCGGTCGCGGAAACGTCTTTCCGGCGCTCGGGGCGCAGGTCGAAGGTATGCCAATTGCGCATTTGGTTTACGATGCCACAAAGTTAAATGGTGCGCAAACACCGCCGCTGAATTCGGCTGCCGCTTCGAGTGCAGCTTCCAGCCGACGCTTTGGCTTCAGCGCCGAATGGGAGCCGGTCGAGTGCAGTGAGCCCATCGCGTAGCTATCGCCGCAGCCAACGGCGGCATAGCCGACGATGTTCTCACCAACTTGGTAGTCCGCGTCGATCTGGAACAGGCGCCCACGGAACCCCACGAGGAAGCAACCACCGCTCTCTTCGTTGTCTTCGATCCGCCCGAAGCCATGGTTCTTGAAGGCTTTCCGCAATGCCGGAATGAATTTCCGAACCATGAATTCCATGACCGGGTCATCATCGTCTTTGGCTTTCGCCACGAACGTGTCGAAACTCGGCGGATTGAAATCGTAATGAAGAATTTGGCCCATCCGAAATGAGGATGTGAAGCCCATGGCGAATTCGCCGTTCATGAAGACCTTCTTGTCTTTTCTGACGACGATATGCAGACCATCGACGCCAGCACTATCGCCAGCCAGATGGGTCTTGCCGTTATGAACAAGTCCAACAATGCAAGTCATAAAAAATCTCTTACAAACAGACGCGAAGAACTTCCGCATGGAGGTGGGAGATGCTGAGATCGTTGTCGATAGTCTCGTCGAGGGGTGAGCCGATCCACGCCCACTCGGATTCGTGGACCTTGAATTCGGTCTCCATCCGCAAGATGGCGTCTTGCTGGGACATCGGCTGCTTGGCCTGATCGGAGTGGCCGGTCGCGCTCAGCGCCACGTCAAACCATTCCGGTTCGGGTCCGCGCTTCACGCGCACCACCTTGCCCCCGAATTTGCGGCCGAGCCCAAGCTCATTTGGGAAACGACCGTCGCACAGGACGACGTTGTGGTTGCCACCGAGCAGGGTGATCTTCCGCTCGATGTTCATGATCCACAGGTCCATGTTGAAGTGCTGGCGGAACACATTCGTGCCCACCAATTGCATCGCCAGACGCGGGGTGAAATCTGGGATACCGAGTTTCTCGGACCACCACGGGTCCACGGTTTCCCGCCATGCGCGGCTTTCGCCGGTGTCGCCTTCCAGCAAAGCCCGATCCCAGCAAAAGATCGAGGCGAGGGCGTCCTTCAGGCTCTCTGCGAAACTGAAGTTTTTATAGCCGTAATTTTCGACCAGAAAGCGCCCGGCAGTGTCCTTGCCACTGCCTTTGAAACCCACCAACGCGATCAATTTCATTTCGAGGAATGCCTTTAAGTATCCCTCATATTAACCATGACCCCGGCGGGTTGTCATTATTCAGGGAGGCGGATCGTGGAACATCTTGTAGAGGACCATATCCCGCTCACTGCCGAATTTCAGGCCGTAACGGTAGCTCCTTCGGCCACCGCCCACCCAGAACACTCGAACCACTTTGAAACCGTCAACCAGATTTTCGCAGCACCAACCGAGATGGTCCGGCGCAATATGGAAGGAATGCGGGTAGGTCAGCCCCTTGCTCTTCTCTTTCGACGAGCGGCGGTATCGCTTGGCGAGCCAGAGCACCAGTGGCGGCCGGACGTTGCCCGACTCCACCTGAACATCTTCGAAGAGCACGTTCGCGTTAAAAATGTCGCGAACCATCCCCAGATTGTTCGTCATCGGAAACCGCGAGGCACCGGAGTTGTGGCGTCGTGGAGACGGATCGCGAGATGCGTGAAGCCCAGCCACGCAAGAACCTGCATGAGAGGGTGCGCCACGACGTTGTGGAAGGCCCACGAGCCCTTCTTCCACTTCAGGCGGCGTCCCTCTACCGCGCTGGGTTTGAAGGCCCACACGGCTTCCACGGCGTCAAAGCCGCGCGCCACGAAACTTTCGCCCTCGACCGTGATGATCTCAACCTCGCTGTTCTCGATATTGGCGAGGTTGATGCGCTTCACATGATCGAACGGGATCAGTTCATCCCCGGCTTTAAGACACAGCGGGCGCCACATCAGGACTTCTCCGCTGCGAACTTGTAGAGCCAGTCCGGCGCCGGGCCGGGGTCTTGGCGCGGCTTGGGCGGCGGATAGAGCAGAGTGAACGGAAAATGTTCCGCAACGATCTCTGCGTCGGAGCGGTCTTCACACCGAACGGCAAAGTGAGCCACGGTATCGGTCATCTCGTCTTCGCGGTCCAACGAGATCATGAACCGGCCCTGCACCAGCGAACTCACGGCGGCGGTCAGCTTCGACTTGGCTTCGTGCCAGTTGCCGCCGGGGTTGCGGGTAACATCGACCTTATGCCAGTCGATCAGATAGCCCATGAACGCCAGTGGGTCAGCTTCGGGAGCGATCAGCGTGCCCATCAGGCGACCTTGTATTTGGCCGTCAGGTCTTTGAGCGCACTGGTGGTGCCGTAGAGCTTCACGCTCAGTTCGAGCATGTCCTCGAAATTGGTGACCACGAACACGTTCGGATGCGTGTTGGCCGCGAGGTGGGCCTTGACCAGCACCCGAGCCCGCACGCTTTCCTTGAAGGCGACGGCGTCAGCCTTCAGGGCTTCGTCCGGCTCGTCGTCGATCATGACCACAATGTAGCGGCTGGCGTTCTGGACGGCTTGCAGGATCGAGAAGCCCGTCTCGGCCAGCGAGCCGGTGCCGTAGGTTTCGCTGGTCACCGGGAAGAGGATGATCTCGTCCCGCTTCAGGTGTTCAGCTTCGATGTCCGCGTATTCCGGCTTCCAGTCGGAGACCTGCGGATTGAAATATCGGATGCCGAGCGCGTTGTAGCGCTCGATGAAAGCCGCCCGCCAAGTGCTGTTGCCGCACGTCCCGAACAGACCGATGCAAGGAAGATTCTTCATTACCAACCCCAAGCCCAACGACGGACCATGTCCCAAGGCCAACGACTCGCCATGATGCGATCATGTTCGTCGAAGGCTTCATCCGACCAATCGTCGGGGTGTCCCCAAAATCTTTTCGGCGGAATCAAGATCATTGATCGTGCTTCGCAAGCCGTCCGCCGACGATGACGATCAAAATCCCGGCGGCCACGATCAGACCGAGGCCCGAGAACCAAATCGCATTGTATTTCGGAAGCTTGTCCGCGCCCCACGCATCAGCGAGCGCGAGCAGCAGAAGCCCGTTGCACGCCCATGCGAGTTTGCGGCGCGCGGTCATGCGACCATGCCGCCAGTCTTCTTCGACAGGTCGAAGTTCGCGTTGATGAAGGCGATCACGTCGTTCGCCGGGGTGTAGCGCGAGAAGACCACGTTCGGGCCATGCTCATCGAGCATCACGACCTTCAGGTCTTTCCGTTCGCCGACCGGCCGCAGGTTGCGGCTGGTGTTGGCGCCGCACTGGTGGCTGCCGCACTCGTTCTGCCATTGGTCGGCCACCGGGATCACGTCCGGGTGGTTGTCGCGCAGCGGGGAGTGGAAGTGGACGATGCAGTCCAGTTCGGGGTGCTCGCGGAAGACGATCCGCTGCGATTGCCCGCCGACCGACGGCTTGGCGCCGTGGGCGATGACCTTGCTGTCGCCTTCGTATTCGACCAGCACGAGACCTTCCTTGGAAAGGTCGTTGAAATTCCGCTTGCGCTTGGACGTGATGATCCGGCCTTCGTCCAGTTTCACGGCGAAGTGCCCGGCGGTCACACCCCGGAAGGGCTTGTAGGCGCCGCGCTCGATGCAGTAGTCCACCACCTCGCGGAGGTTCTCGGGGATCATGGGCGAATCCCATTCCACCGAGGGACCGGGCACGACGGTCGAACGCGTGAAGGTGTTGCGCGAACGGGACATGACCATTTTCGCGAGAATGGTCAGAACCATGTCTCGGGATTGCGTCTCGCAGTAGCGCGTCTCTTCCGGCGCCACGATCATGTTGTTGCGGGTGACCATGTCGTTGGCCAGCACGAGGTTCAGGCTGTCGCGCTTCAGCATGTCGAGCGCGATGCGGTATTGGTCGTCGGACGTTTCGCCGGTCGTGGTCTTGAAGCCGACGACGAAGATGTCCTTACGGTCCTGCCTGATCTTGCCGATCAGCTTGTTGGACGCGGTCAGTTCCATCAGCGGCCGACCATTGACGCGGGTCTTCAGGCGCGCGGCGTGCGGGCCGGAAGGGATCGCCGGGTTGAGAACCGAACCGTCGTCGGTGATCGTCCCGTCGTAGTCGCAGATCGCTGAGTTCAGGATGATGACGCGGGTGTCCGGGTCCGCGATCAACGTGTCAAGCAGAGCCGACACGTCGTCGTTGGTGACCAGCTTGCTGCGATGGTCGGCCATCTTCGTCAGATGGAGGTTCACATCGTATTCGTGCTGATCGTCCATGTGCGGCGCCAGCAGTTCATGGAGCTTGCGAGCCGTGCCGCCGAACGCCGGGGCGGCCAGAGCCAGATGGTTGCGGACGTGCGAGAAGGTCCCGCCGCCGATGATGTGAATCTTTTTCATGCAGCCACCATGTATTTGCAGGCGATGAAGATGCCCACGCCGACAGCCATCACCACAAGGGCGATATTCTGCCAACCGACGAAACGAATGAACTCTCGAATCATGGCATCAGGGAGAATTTACCGACGAACGGCGAGGCCACGCTCTTCTTGGCGAAGACGTAGCCGCACGTATCGAGCGGGATGAGGTGGAAGCTGGCGCCGTCGCGCAGCGGATAGCTCGGGTCGTGAGTGATGCCCGCGTGCAGCCCAGCCGCCGCAGCGGCCTCGACCGTGGCGCGCATCTCGTGTTCGGTGACGCCCAGCACGATGCAGGTCCCGAAGCCATTGGCCGCGTTCTCCCATTCGTCCAGCAGGTCTTCAAACTCGCTGAGTTTTGCGAGATCGGTGGTTTCGTCGCCAGCGATCCGTTTACGGGCCTCGAACACCATCTGATTGGCGGCGTGACTGCCTTGAGCGACGGCCTTGCCCGCGTTCATCGACGCGAGATCGGTGCGCATCAGGATGTAGAGGTAGGGTTCGTCGGTGACGGTGGGCAGATCACCCAGCGCGGCGCGCAGGCCGTCGGTCACTTCCGTCAGGCTGTCGCCGAACAGACGGTGCGCCTTGTAGCCACGGACGAAGAGTTGGGCGGCGAGGGTCACCTCGGGCTCGACCGGGGTCGTCTCGTCGATGAGCGACTCGCGCAGGTTGGCCGTGGCCTCGTCGATGAGATCGGCCCCGATGACCGTCAGAACGATGGTCGCAGCTTCGCGAACGCTCAGCGGATTGGCGGCTGCCCATTCGGCGGGAGTGATGGTCGGGCCGATGCTGTCGGTCATAGATTCTCCTTCGCGTAGAGGGAAAATCTATCTCGTAAACGAAATGCCGTCAACTATTTCCGGTCACCAATACCAGTGGCCACGCTCGTGCTTGAAACGAGCCTTGAATTGAAACAGCTTCATGATGCCCCAGATGCCTTCGAGAAGGCCAAAAGGAGCGGCACCCTGCATGAAACCATAGGCCGAACCCAAGAAACAGGCCCCGCCGAAACCCAGCGTCCACCAGTAGCTTTTTCGCTCGAACGTGTCGCACAACAGCATGGTCCCCACCGCGATCAATCCGAAGATCGTCAGGCTGTCCATGTGTGTGAGCCAGTTCATTTTTCGCGTGCCTTGTGATGATCCACCGAGTGATACGGCGGGTAGGTGCGGAGCCGACGCAGGATTTGTTCCAGCGTCACTGGGATTTGGCCGAAGTTGTCCACGCCCACATCGCAACTTTGGTCGCTGCCGGGCAGCGAGCCATGCGAATGGCCATGGAACATGAGAGAGCCACGATGGCTCTTGTTCCAGACCTTCATAGCATAGTGGCAGAGCACAATGAAGTGCCCATCCAGCCTGATCTCAAGCATAGGCTGAGCAGATGCCCACAGGGGATCGGCGCGAACTTGATCGCTGTCGTGGTTTCCCCAGATCAGATGCTTGTTGCCATTGAGGCGCGCGAGGATCGCGGGCGCGGGCGTCTTGCCCATCGCGAAGTCGCCAAGATGGTAGATGTCATCCTCGGGGCCGACAACGGAGTTCCAGTTGCGGATGAGGGCCTCGTCCATTTCTTCAACGTCTTTGAAGGGCCGGTTCGAGTATTTGATGATGTTGCGATGGCCGAAATGCGTATCGCTCGTAAACAGAGTCTTTTTCATAATGAGACATTTATCTCAGAAATGCAATCCACAGTCAACCGAAGACTGCAAGCTGCTCCGACCAATGCATCTTGAAAAAGACCGCCTGACCATCACTTGGGATCGTCAAGAAGATTCGAACCCAGTGGTGATCCTTGTTCACGGTGGAGTCCTGCCGTA